ATCCCAATGTTTTACTCTATTTGATCTTGTATATTCGTGCCAAAGAACAACTCTATGGGGGTGAAATAAGTCATAACCTAAAGTATAAGATCTAATACTTAAACTTATTTCATCTCCAGCAAAGTATATATTTGGATCATATTTGTATTCAATGCAATGTTGACCTAAAGTAAAAAAGAAATGTCCACTTACAAATCTTGCTGGAATGGGACTTGTTAGTTTTTCGTGATCGTCTATAAATTCAGGATAAAATAAAATAGTTCCTTGATCTGTGAATTTTTTTCCTACCATTTTATGTGGAGGATTATTGTGCAGAATATTAATTTCTGGTTCATACACAGCAGCATAAGTGCTTATGATTGGTTTTTCAGAACCAGTCATATTCATCATATCAATTAAAATTTCGTCCCAATCTTGAACAAATCGATGGTGACTATCCAACTGCATTGTATAATCTTCGCCATTATATAATTCTTGAATTTTAGACCTTGCCCAGCAAAGTCCTTTACTTTCGAAGTGAGGAACTTCTATGATAGTAGTATTCGGAACCGAATATAAAAAATCATTTAGTTCATTGTATTCTTTATCATCATATTGCCAGCAAATGCCGAAAGTAAGCCTTTTTGGATATTTTGCCTTCGCAATACAATCTTCAATTGTTGGTTTAAGTTCAGGATCTCTATAACTGGCAATTTGAATGAATATAGATTTCATAACTTTTTAGTAAAAATCGGAATGATAGGATTCGAACCTACGGCATCCGCCTCCCAAAGACGGCGCTCTACCAAACTGAGCTACATTCCGTAGTACCGTTATTTAGTTCGGTGTATAAACATAATACCAGCAAATGGTACGATTGTCAACCCGCACCCGCAGAGGAAAAGAAAAAATGGATTTGCTGCGAGTGATTCTACAATGTGGAAAATCATTTTATATATGCGTGATCTAGGGACCAAATGATTAACAATCCTATTATACCAAAGATTGTGAGTGCTGTATAGATGCGGTCATTCATCGTCTTCGTCCTCGTATGTAGAAGGTTCTTCAAAAAGTTCATTCATCTTTTGTTGTAAAACTCTTTTTAGTAGTTCTTCTAGATCTTCCTCTGTCATTTGTCCTTTAATAGTTCCTCTATTCTTTTACGCATATTATTGCTGTCTTGCTTCATATAATCACGAAGAGAATATCCACGTTGTCCTCTCAAAATACACGTTCCTTGATAGAACATTGTAGCAGCAAAGACAAGTAAAAAAACTATACCTATTAGTTCAAAGTGATTTTGAGCCATGGCAGTAAAGGTGGAATGACGCCAATCAGTCTCAGTAGTCCTTCAGCAAATAAAGCAAGAACCACCCAACCGACGCACATACTAATGATAGAAGCATTACGGTTGTGTCGTCGTATTGCTGCATCAATCATCTCCTGAACTTCTGAACGAGTAATAAATTCGTCTTGAGGTTCCATCACTTCTCATCTCCAAGAAATTTTGCAAGAGGATCTCTACGGGTTTTAACTATCTCAACTGCTCTTTTATAGAACATATTATCAGTGTTACCAGAAGCCTCAAAAGTTTCTTTGATCTTCACCCAGTTATCATAGGTGCGTTGATCCATTTTTTTGATTCGTAGTACTACTATATACTAGTTCTGGACTTTTGAACGTCAACGTTTTGTGTTCAAAGAGTAACACTGTTGAAGAAAATCTTAAATTTTTAATGCTTCTTAACGGAAAGGGTGGGATTCGAACCCACGGATGCTTTCACATCGCCAGTTTTCAAGACTGGAGCCTTCAACCACTCGACCACCTTTCCAATATTAAGTCCTCAACGGACTTCAAAATCAAGTCGTCTTACTTTACGTTGACGACGTGCTTCCTGCCAAGCAATATCTTGAGAAGTCAGCACACCTTTATTTTGATTTTGCTTTAAAGAGTTTAACATAACAATGCGAGATAAGTCAAGTGCTGAAATCTTATCTCCACGAATTGTTGCCATATTAGGACATCCACAAGTTACTGTTTTTGAGTGGTGTCCTGTTAGTTCTCTATTACAATCTTTGCATCTTATTGATAACATTTTCCTTTATCCTCATTCTGTAAATGATCTTAAGAACCAAATAAATTTACCGTGAGATTCATTTAAATCATCAAGAAGATTAGTCGTTCCTCTTGACTTAAGTTCTTCAGCAACTTCTGCTGCTTCATTAAACATTTCTACAACCTTTTTATGATCGTCAAGAAGATCTTGAATCATTTGCATTTCAGAAAGACCACTCTTTGCTTCTGATACTCTTGATACTTCTGCAACTCTAGTTAAAGAACTTACAGGTTTTGCCCCAAGAAAACGAATGTGCTCTGAGAGTCTATCAATCTCTTCAAACAGTGCAGTATACTGCTCCCCAAATAGTGTATGGACTTGATAAAAATCAGGTCCAGTAATGTGCCAGTGATAAACCCAAGTCTTTTGAAAAAGAACAAAAAGACTTGCTTGAGTATCAGAAAGTATTTTATAAAGTTTTTCCATTATACTCTTTTTATTTGTATTTATCAAGTGGGCGATACTGGGATCGAACCAGTGACCATCTCCGTGTAAAGGAGGCACTCTACCGCTGAGTTAATCGCCCTAGGGCTATCGGTCGGGAATCGAACCCGAACTCCAAGTGCATTGTCTGCCTGTCCTGACCACTAGACTACCGATAGATGTGGTAGGTGTTGGGAACTTTACCTATGTTCCCACTCTTGACATTCACCCAAGCACCAGTTTAAACATCGACCTGAGGAGAGGTTTTGGCACCTACATTTGGATGAGTAGTGAGTGCCCACCACTCGCGGAAGACACTTTCCGCAACTTTCACTGCATTAGAGGGCAGTGAATATATGATAGAATCGGATATTTCCAACCCTATCAACTGGGGCGGCAGGGGTCGAACCTGCGACCTAGATGTTAACAGCATCCCGCTACTACCGCTGAGCTACACCCCATTACTTTTTTCTTCTTTTGATAGTTTAAAGTAAATTTTATAAAATCTTTTCTTCATTTCGTCAAGAATTTTCATATCATCCTCAAATCCCATATATTTGGTGAGAGTGTATGAACCTTCAAGTTCACTTAGAAGTCTTGCGATGTTTATAGAATTAACTTCTTCCTTCATAAGAAAAAATTGATAATGAAGAAACCTTTTGATTTCTTCAAGAGCGGAGTATCGGAATCGAACCGACGACATCTAACTTGGAAGGATAGCGTTCTACCGCTGAACTAACTCCGCTTATGAGACAATCATAAACCATTTAGATTTAATTGTCAAGTGTCGTTGAAAGGATTTGAACCTTCATGGATTAATCCACTGGAACCTAAACCCAGCGCGTATACCAATTCCGCCACAACGACTTGGTGGTAGGAGGGATTTCTATGTGCGGACAGAATCACCTTTTCCTTCATCTAGACGTAACCAGCGAGAGGGATTGCACTTCCTACGTTTTGATGGAGTAAGTGTAATATACCTCATAAGGATATAACAGGGACTTACCCTCTATCACTTTTATATATCACTGCGAAGTTCTACATGAACCTCACGATGACAATTAGCACAAAGTATAGAACACTTGTCTAACTCTGCTTGTATTTTTTTCCAATTCCAAAGACGAATCTTATTCCAAGATGCTTCTTTTTCTGTTGGATTGAGATGGTGAAATTCCAAAACATCTGGATACTTATTATATCCACATCTTTCACATTTTCCACCTTTGTATTCTACAGCATCAAGTTTTCTTTGACGCCATCGTTGAATACAATACTGATTGAAAGAAGATTTTTCTTCTTCCGTCATCAGTTTATATGGTTTACTCATTGGATTAGACTTAAGTATTCTAATCTATTTATAAACCAAGCAGGCACAGAGGGACTCGAACCCCCAATCGTCATCTTAGAAGGATGTTGCATTATCCATTATGCTATGTGCCCAAGAGTCCTCCCTGTTTGTGCTTCTATGAGAGGCATGGGAGGGGCGGGACTTAAACGAGGGTTGGAACCCCGCTGCCCATGAGACAATCATACCAGTTCAGGATTTGATTGTCAAGTGGGAAATCCAAGACTCGAACTTGGCACCTCACGATTATCAGTCGTGCGCTCTAACCAACTGAGCTAATCTCCCATACGGAGGATGTTGGATTTGAACCAACGGATGCCCATAAAGACATCGGCGGTTTAGCAAACCGCTGCATTAAGCCGCTCTGCCAATCCTCCATCACATATGCACTTTATCACTCTGGTTTACAGGTGTCAACCCATGGAGCACAAAGTCTCATTTCTCCTCCAAGTGATTTACACTCTTCAGTGTAACATACAGAAGTATCTGGAGCCTTCTCTATCAACCGTGGCAAAGGTATTCTAGGGGTTCCAGAGTCTCCTGTCAATCGTTCATAGTCATATATAGCTTGATCTACTTTGTTTTTGATGATAAAATCTAATAACTTCTCATCATTCCTAAACCTCTCATTCAAATCCTCTCCAAATTCAATTCCCAGTTCTTGTTGAATAAGAGTAATAAACTTCCAAAGATCATCTTGAGACAA